AGATGGTCCTCGAATGACAAAAGTAATCAGTAAGAGATTCAAAACTCGGAGCAGAAAGTTGCATGCTGAATATGGAAAGAATATTGAGGATGCACTGAGTAAACTTTTGAAGAAGAATCAATTTCTGGTTACATGTGAACGGACAAACAAATCAGTGAATGCTCTCTTCCTTGTTGGGAAAACTTGCTTATTACCATTACATTTTCTAGAACATCTGGAGAATGGTGAGAAGGTAGTGTTTTCTAACAAGGAAGTTGGAGTTTTTGCTGAAATGTTTGATGAGGACAATGTGTGTGCTATGGAAGAAACGGATATAGCAGTCTACTCAATTGCTTCTCGTTTGTTGCCAAGTCGCCCTGATGTACGAATGTTATTCGTACTTGAGAGTGAATTGACAAAGACGAGGAGAGGAGAGTTTGTGCTGCAGCATGTTGGAATCAATACCACACGCATTCAGGCTCGTGGTTTGGCACTTGAGGAAATCTTTGATCCAGAAGACCAACCATTGACATATCATGTGCCTGGTGGAGCGAAAGACATAAAGCTTGTGAAAGGGCATGTTTATTTTGCAACAACACGAGAAGGCCAGTGCGGATCCCCTGTCATATGTGCGAATGAAGGCATTAATGGCTGCATTGTAGGAATACATGTAGCTGGTACTGCTGGAGGCACAAATGACATGGGATTTTCAGCATTGGTCACTCGTGAAGTTGTGTATGAACTATGCAATGTAACAAGTGAGTTGGAAGCTCCAGATGTCACTATACCATTGAGTGAGGTATGCACGCCAAGATGTCAGATGGGAGAAGTTCCATATGAACACATTGGTGTGTTGAATCAATCATGGATGATGACAGGCATGGTGAAAACTATGCTTCGTGAATCACCAATTCATGATATGGTGACAATACATAAAACTGCTCCGGCTCGTCTCAAACCATTGGTGATAAATGGAAAACGAATATCACCTATGATTGAAGGATTGACTGGAGCTTTTGACGAAAACACTCCAATGGACAATGTCTTGTTAGCTGAATGTACACGGTGTGTTGCTGAGATGATTGCAACTCATATTAAGGATGAAGATCTAGGTGTGCTGTCAGAAAGTGAGGCAATAAATGGAATTCCTGGGACTGAATTTGTTGATGCTCTCAACATGGGTTCTTCTCCTGGGTTTCCATTGTCAAAATTGTCACCTGGATCTGGAAAGAGACATTTGTTTGAAGGAGAACTGCCAAATGCACAGGTTGGGAATGGCTTATTGAGAACTGAATTGAG